TCGTCGTCAATGCTCTTGCCATAGTGCTGCTCTAGTTCGAATGCTGAGTCAAGCAACCAATTCATTGCTAGCTGACGCTTCTGTGCTACCACGACTGCCTCACGGATTGCGAGCTTCACGCGGCCAGTGTTGGCTGGGCGACTTTCGAAGTCGAACTCATAGCTTGCAACTGTTAGTGCATTGGTCTGAGGAACGAACGCAACACCAACGTTGAAGGTACCAATTGCCTGGGTGTTGTCATGAACGATTGTTACTGTGTCAACGCCATCAGTGATGGTGAATGAACTAGCTGCTGCAGTGCCAGTGAAGGTACGAACAGCTGCACCATCCCAGTAACCAACAGTAACAGTAGCCCCAGTCTTGAATGGGAAATGCTCGAAGCTGTGTTCATAGTTGGTACCAATTGCACCAAAGGCTGCAATAGGCTCGCCCTGAACGATGTCTGAGCTGAAGTACTTATAGGCATTACCATTGTTACGGAGACCAGTAACCTTCTGTGCATGGAACATTGTGTCGCCTGGGCGAATGATACCCTGGCCTGTTTCATACTGGTAGTCTAGCCAGAAGACCTGACCAGTCTTACGATCCATAGGCTGAACGCTAACAATGTCGTCTAGGATTGAGCTTGGGATCAGTGCGCTGATCAGCTCGAAACCATGACGAATGTAGGTGCCTAGGTCTGAAGTGGTTAGCCCTTCAGTCTTTAGGTAACCGCGTTTCTTTGCAATCCCTTCGAAGTAAGCCTGGGTATTGGTGAGGCACTGCCCTAGAACTGCTTCAACGTTCTCAGGTAGGTTGCGGCCATGAGCTGTCTTGTAGAAGCTCTGGACTGCTTCCAGGTGTTTCTTGAATTTGCTGTTGGCAGCTTTGCAACCCTGCTCAACTAGCTGTGTGTGATTTGCCATCTGTGTTCTCCCTTTTGGGTTTTAGTTTTCACTGCTTTTTATAACTAGGTGGTTTCGCTCTTGCCTCAAGTAGAAAGTCTCACACTTAAGAACTTTGCTAACCAAATAGGTATATAAGTAATTCAGAGAATGTTAACGCCGAGCTGACTTCTTTATAACATTTGTCAGGCGATTAACTTCAGGATCAACCTGCTTGCCTAGCTCGTCCTCGATCTCACGCTGAATATTCTCAACCTTAATCATCTCTGTAGGTAGTGCTTCCTTCATTGTTTCGTGTAGCTCAGTGTAACGCTGCTCAACCATCTTGACTTCCTTAACTGACTTGCACGATTCAACAAGGCTGCGGAACTCATCATTGTTAGTCTGGCCTAGATTCTTTAGTACTGCCTCACCAGCCAGCTTAACCTCTACCTCTTCATTGGTACCCTGTAGTTCCTTAACCTTAGCTGTAAGACGAGTAATAGCTGACTCGTAGCGGGCCTTCATCTCATCTGCTGCAGCAAGCTTTGCCTTCTGGTCATTGATCATATCACGCATCTTCTCAATAGCCACAACTGACTTCTCCGTAAGGACTTCGCCAGTTGACTCAGTGCTGTTGAGCTTCTCACGCATACGACCAACAAGGCCATCTGCTAGCTGGACCTGACGATCAGCCTCTGCCTTAACCTCTTCCATCTTAACTGAGCTCTCTGCAATCTTAGAGCGTAGGTCCTTGGCTGTGTTAATGAAGCTTTCACGCATCTTTAGATAATTGCTCTTCACTGTGTCAATCTTAGCAGTGAAGGATGCAACCTCTTCATTAGCCTTAGCTAGCTGCTCCTGGAGATCAACCTTTTCTTTTGCTGCCTTCTCAAGTAGTTCCTGGACTTCTGTGCTTTCCATTGGGTTGATCTCCTTCTCAGTGGTGGTCTCTTCTTTAGGTGCCTCAACTACTGGCTCTGCTACTACTTCCTTAACTGCTTCCTCTGTAACTTTCTTGTAGCCAAGTGCTTCCATAATAACCTTGGAATCATCAGAGTTAGACTTAGCGATACTTTCCATAAGTGACTTAGCACCCTTTCTAATATCCAATGATTCGCCAATAGGCTTTAGTACTGCACACTTAACTGAGGGATCAATGACATAATCCCAACCGAAGATCTCACCTTCATTGATGTCTTCGAACTCACCGTTGTACTCTGATACAGCAAGAGCACGTGAGCTAACACCTAGGCGAACACCTGCATCTAGAAGAACTTTAACGTCACGACCAGCTGAGGTATTGAATACTTCAACTTTACCCATGACGTTGTTGCCTTCAACACGAAGGCTTGTGATTGCATGTGAGGTTAGGTTCTCAAAGAATGAACCATCATCAAGGTTACGTGGGTGTGAGTACTGACCAAGTAGTAGCTTGCCTTCAAGCTTCTCTTTGGTTGATTCCTGATTGAGCCATGTGTCCCAGAACTTCTTAGTGTACCGACGCTTGTTCTGGTTGGCAGTATCAATCTGCTGAACGATACCTTCATAAGTGCCTATGATAGCTGGGTTACTGGTAATGCCAGCAACAGCTGTGAAGCCACCAGTACTCTCACAAGCTACTGTAAGCATTTTCTTATCGCTCATTATTGGTTACCTCTAGTCCTAAAATGTATTTCATTCCTTCGATTGCAAATGCATAATCTGATTGCTCACATACTTTTCTGAGTATATTATTAAACCGTTGGAAGATAGACTTAACATTTCCCAGCTTCTCAAATTCAATAAACAGATGTGTCATTGCGCTAGACACTATCTTGTTCATGCTCTCTTCCTGCAGGCTTCCAGACAACACTCTCTGGAAGTTACGGAAGAATGGTTTGTCCTTGGAGTACTCCCTAAAGTGGGATAGGAATAGTGCCTCCTGAAGGACACACAAATCCTCTGTCTTGAATAAGTTAAGATTATCTAGGACGAAGGATTCATTTGTTTGAATAAGGTTCTTCAGATAGGAAAGGTCTTCGCTACTACTCTTTGCTTTGTACCTCTTTACTCTTTCCTTTACTATCTGAAACTCGTACAAACTTTCTAACTTCCTTGAAGTCATACTTGCCCTTACCTTTGTCTTCATATTTATCTGGCGTAGCCGCCGTTACATCCTTGTTATCAGTTGGGGTTAGCTCACCAAACAACTTGGTTAGCTTGGTCTTCTTCTCCATCTTGATCTCACCTAGTGTCTTTTCCTTCTGTGCTAGGAACTGATCAAGCGGGATACCCTCTGGAGGCATAGCACCAGGGGTCATAGGTGACGCTCCTGGAGCAGCTGGGCCTGCCTCTGGTCCTGGGACAGGTGCTGGTGCACCTAGGTCAATACCGCCACCTACGCCTCCTAGAGCACCACCCATTGGTGTACCCTGTGGTGCTGCACCAAGCTCAGTCTCAACCTTCTTAAGGATATCATTTACATCAAAGTCATTTAGGTTAAGATGCTTGATTGCCCACTTAGCAAACTTGTAACGATCATACTCAACCCCAACGCCTTCAAGCAACCGAGCAAACTCAGAGAGGAACCCAATGATTGTCTTGGTTGTCTCTGCCCGTGACAGATCTTCCGCTGTGGTAACTGATGCAGTGTTTAGGTCAAAGTCATGACGAAGTAGTAGTGGATCACGATAAGCTAAATGGATACGGCATATACGTTTAATACCCCACAGTACCTGCATCTTAATACGCCGTACTGTACGTGCATAACGCATAGACATCATGTACAAATTATCAGAGTTAAGTCCACCCATATCAGCAGTGATGCCAATGAACGGAGGTGGTACTTTGAAACTCCCATAGAGCTTGTTGCGCATATATTCAATGTCAATAATGCCTGAAACTGAGGGATCTTCGCTCCAGTCTTCATGAGTTATATCCCCACCATCCTTAGACATAGGAATATAAATGGGCTCAGAAGCTGACAATGCTTTAGCCTGCTGCTGATAGATACTCTCATTAGGAGAGAAGCTGGATGTGTACTCAAAGCGATTAATAACTCTGTCAAAGTACTCGCGCTGCTGAGCCTTTGGAACTGCATCCATGTTGATCTTTACAATCATTGGACGACTGATCTTGGCATTGCGGTACAGCACCATTGAGTCTTCCATCATGTTAAGCTTGCGCCATGTGAGGATTGACTGGCTTAGCAGAGGATCACCATAGGTTCCTTCTTTGATGCTTCCGTAGAACAGACGCTCACGAAGTCTCTGAGTACCATTACGGAAATGTGCAAACTGCCATGGAGTAAAATAAGTTACCTCATTATGATCCTGGCTGAATGCAGCTGACGAGAATGCGAATAGGCTACCATTCTTTTCATATCTCTTAATAAGTTTTGGATGGATGTCGTAATCTAAATTTGTAACACCATGACCACGTTCGCCATCAACCTTAACGAAGTGGTCACCATACTTAATATGTTGGAACGTGATAGACCATACACGCTCAAGAATACCTGAGGACTCAAGGAACTCATCAACGATATCACGAACCTTACTGTTAAGGCATGAGCACCAAATATGATTATCCTTACCCTCTAGAACATCACCAAAGGCATCCTCAGCATACAGCTCAAGGACTGAGTTAACGATTGAGTCATAGGACATATCTTCAATCTGCACGTATACTTGGTCACGTGAAGCTGCTGGCTTTACGTAGTCCTGATAGAACTGGAACATCTTGTTGGATGTCTGTACCTGTAAGTACTCACCATCCTGTACGTCAGCAGCTTTGGCTAGAGCCTCATTACCACCAGTTCCAAAGTATTCGTTCTTAGGAACTAGTGCTGGAAGTGCCTCGACTTTAACTTTCTTTTTACGGCGAACTACTGGACTCTTAGGTTCCATATCTTATAGATCCCATTCTTTAGCTGAGGTATCTTCTATTATCCCTGACTTAACAAGCTTGCTCTCCTGGCCTATAACAGAAATGCCAGCTTCACTTATGTCCTTCATATCAATAGAGTTACTACCTGTTGCATTTAGATTACCACCAATGCGCATAGGCAAACCAATAGCACTGGTAAGACCACAGTTATTCAATGTTAGGTCACCCTCGATAATTCCAACTGGACGTTCAGCAACGCCGCCTGACACACTACCCTTCTTGAACTTCATGTTGGTTAGTGTCAAGCTGCTGTCAAGTCTCTGCGGCATACCAGCTAGAGTGAACTCCCGCTGCATGTTTGGTGTTACAATAATCTCAATTAGGCCCTTACCAGTTGGCTGTGCAAAACCAGTGAAGTCCTTAGCCATAATGTATACACTGTTCAGTTTGATATCACCAGACACCTTTGTTGGGAATCCAGCAAAGGACTTAATGACACAGTTGTTCAGTGTGAAGTTACCGTTGATCTCTTGAGGAAAGTTCTGGAATGAGGCTAGAACAGCATTAGATATTACTAATGAAACATCACATGCGTCAATCTTAACTGGAAGAATACCATTGGTTAAGGTTGGATTTGTTAGTCTTAGTTCCTTCTTGCCAACCTGCCTCTGACCTGAAGGAAGATCCTCCACAGGAGCAAAGTTACCATCCTGCAGGGTTAGTACATCTGTCTCTTGATTGTAATCAGCGAAGGCTAAATTCTTGATATCATTACCTTTGTCTGAGTCAGCTGCACCAATAGCAATAAGACCAAGTATCATATCTTTAGGGGATCGTGCCATTTATGTCTCCTGATGTAACTACACAACATATGTATAAGTAAGGGAAAAAAAGAAGCTAGGGGGTTACCCTAGCTTCACGCTGACGGATTGGTTTGACTCTGTACTATATAGCTTGCCACACTCAGTACAACGCTTTACTCCAGGTGTTCTTGTGTCTTCGAACAATGCACATACATGTTTGTCACAAGCGCACGTATCCTTCCTGCACCAACCTTCGTTGTTACCACAACAGTTCATACTATTTGCCCTCCTGTTCCTTTAGGGCATCCTCTGCTGTACGTGTAATCTTTAGCTTTGCATCGTACTGGTCTAAAGGAAGAACAAACTTTGTTTCCCCACGGTTAATTGCGTCAAGGATATTGGGGATAACATCACTTGCTAACTGAAGAATCAACTTAACTAGTTCAGGATCAATCTTAGTAGACATGTTCTATCTCCTTTTACTGTTGGACGGCAGTAAGAAGATTCTGCCCTTCAACAAGAATACCTGTGATGTTTGCAAGTGCTGAATTAATAAGAGCTTCCTTAGCTGACATCTTACTTTCAATCTGTGATACTGATGCTGCATCTCCAGCCTGATCTGCCGTAGCAAGCTGCTGTAACATCCCAGCGTAAACCTTTAATACCTCTGTTAATGCATTCTGAGATGCTCTGAACTTAGCATCAACTGAACTCCAACTGTTCCACTGTGCATCTGTCATCATACCAGCAATCTTTGCTTTAGCAAATGCATCTTGGGTATTATACCATGTAGCACGTGTGGTCATCATGGTATTAGTGCTAACCTGCAGAAACTTGTTTGTTACCTGACCATCCTGAATATAGTACTTTGTACCAACACATCCTGGAGCAGCTAGAATAGCACAGAGTAGAACCAAACCCAACAGTTTCTTCATACGTTCCTCCTAGCCCTTTGATGGCTTAGCATAAGTTACAATCTTTGCAATGATAACAGGCATGTACTCTTTACCAAGAATAGCTAGAATATCCATACCCTTTGTCTTGCCCAGATTGATTGCAATCTTAGTTGCCTCGTCACGTGCTTCAAGGATATCCTTCTTTTTAAGCTTGCCCTTCTTTGCCTTCAACGCACGAACAGTTTCAACGTACACCTGCTCAACTGCAACCTCTACTAGCTTGTAGGCTTCCTCATACAGATCGTTCTTCTTACGGAGTGCCTCTGTCTTCTTTGCTGCCCACATCTTAAAAGCTGCCCAAACTGGGGCACCAACTACTGCAAGAACGCCAAACACATACTGCCAAAGATCTGCTTGGGTCAATGCATTTACTAATGCTGCCTTAATTTCTGGTGTCATTTAACACCTCCTAGAATAGTATACAAATAAATTGATACCAAGAATAACATAATGCCAGCAAGATCTGCAAATAAATCCCATAAATCACAGCAGTGTGGTGGGTTATAGTGATCCCACATTTCCTTTGCTGCGCCAATACCCAGAGCTACAGCGCACACAAACAACACTGAACTGAGTGATTGTCCATACAGCAGGACCCAGCAGATTATGAAGCTTACCAAGGCGTGAAGAATTTTGTCCTTAAATTTCATGTCTACCATGTGAACCAGGATTTAATTATGCTCCATGCAGATGGCTTCTTGTCCTCATCTGACATGAAATCTCTAACTGCGTTATCCATGGCTCTCTTTCTATTAAATGAAAACGAGCTATACAGCATCTTTATGATGGAGTGCAGCTCTTTACTGCACTCTGAACAAAGTTCCAGATCACCTAAGTATACCAGCTTATTATCTAAATCGTTCTTAGTCAAAAGCTTAAAACACTTATCACAGATTGTCTTTTTCATTGAGCACACCTCTAACCCTTTGCTCAATGTATAACTAAAAAGTTATGCAGCACCAACCATAAGTTCGAAGGCTCTGACTGCAGCACCCCATGTAAACATCTGAGCCTTCTTAATACCAGCCTCTGACTTCTTCTTCAGTGTCTCACGATCATCATACGAGTTACGCATATGAGCTACAAGTGAGTCCATACTTGGCTGAAGATTGAACCAGCCATTGTCTGTATCCTTTGCATCAATGTATGCTGGAGCTCCACAAGCAACTGTGCTGCAGGTTACCAAGTAACTTGTATCCTTTGAAGTGAAATCCATACTACCACCACCGGCTGTGATAATAGCTGGTGTACCTACAGCCATAGCCTCAAGAGCGCATAGGTTGAACCCTTCTCCACGGTTGGGACTAACTACTACATTGGCCCTCTTGTACAACCCAGCGATAGCTTCCTGTGGCATGAATGAATCCATCACAGTAATGCGCGGATAATTCTCCTTGCCCTGCATGTGCTGCCGAACCTGCTGCACAAAGTTAGGCATGTTAGGAGCCTGCAGTGTCTTGATAACAAGGGCAACATTGTCTGACTTGCTAAATGCTTTTGTATATGCATCCAGAACATAGCTAACACCCTTGCGGCTATCAACTGACATTAGACTACCAAGCATAAGGATTACAAATGTATCTTTCTTGATGTCAGAGAAATCATGTGGCGTGGCATCAGTGTTGAACACTGACTGGTTGTACCCCAGACCCATGCCTTTAACCTTTTCTTTTGGAACACCTGAGCCAGTGAATACAAACTCCTCATGCTTGGACAAAGGCATAACATAGTGCAAACCTGGGTTCCATGATTCCTGGACCCACGACTTAGGAAGGTTCTGCCATTCATAAGGAACAAGATTTACATTTGTCCGACCAACCATAAGCTTACTGTCTAGTGGATAGGATACTCTCAGGTGGTAATCAAAGTTACGGTGTGCATAGCTATTGTAGCATGCTGTACGTGCTAGCTCCTTGTTCTGGTTCCAGTGATCCACTGTGAAGTTAGTGTGCTCTACAACATACCCACGTTTGCTGAACTCCTCAGCTAGTGCCCTGCACACTACTCCGTAAGAGAATGTTGGGCTATCATTACCCTGGATAAGAATGCTACGAGCCGTACTACCAATAAAACACCCTCTTGGCTCATTTTCTACACAAACTATATTCTCAACCAAATCAACCCACTGCTTCTGAATTACTGGTGCACTATACTTTGCAATGATGTACTCACGCATCGCAGTCTTTTCTTCTTCAATGGAAACATTGTTCTTCCATGTCTGGTACATCACCTCGAGTGCTTCAGCTGCTTTGTCCGTGTCCATCAATGGACGATCAACACCAAGGTCTGGCTGGATGTCAAAGGCAATTGGATCAATAAGAACTCCATGGTTGTCAATGATCTCAGGCATAGTTGAGCTCTTGGTAGTGATATTGACAACACCACATGCCATTGTCTCAATCAGTGTTACTCCGAATCCTTCTGACGCTGATGGCAAACAATGTACATCTGCCATGTTCATTAGGCTGACCAGTTCTTCTGTGGAGCACTGCAGCTTACTTGATAGACCACATGAGTCCTTCACACCAAAACGTTCAATCAGGTAAGGAAGGTTGTACCCTGTCTGAAGATTAGTTGACACAGTACTCACGTCAGTGTGCATAATAAGAACTGCATCCTTCTTGTCTTTTACGAACTTAGCCCACGCACGAATAAGAAGATCAGGACGCTTTCTCCACTGGTTACGCGAAACAAATAGTGCTACAAACTTGTCCTCGAAGCCACCCTTCTTCTTAAGCTCCTTCTTGTCTGCTACAGGCTTGAACACTTCAGTATCAACACCCAGATAAATAGTTGAAACAGTGTGCTCATTAGGATGTTTATCTAAATACGTGCTATATATTCTCTTGCCATAATCAGCCATGAATACAAGATGCTTACGGAACCAGATCTGGCTATGAACTGCAGGCTCATTGATTGGCTCGCAGTCAACCGCCACCCAGTGAATACAACGGTTACGCCACTTCTCAGGCAGCTTTGCAATATCCATTGTCCAGCTAAACTCAGCAACTGAAATAATTACATCTGGCTGCTCAACAAGAATGATGTGATAGATCTCGTGGTACTCACTTGTACCCTTCACACCATATAGCTTCCAATGTGGCTGGAACATTGAGATACCTTGGTCCTTTGCATTGAACCCAATGGACACAACCTCGCTACCATTGTTAATGAACCCGTTTGCAATTAGTCTGATCTGGTTTGAGAACCCTGTGTGTTGAGCCGGAGAATCGCCAATGATTAGAATCTTACGCACATGCATCTCCTATGTGGTTTTTACTTACACTTATATTATACTAGGTAGGAGGTATTTTTTAAAGTGTTACTTTAAGATTAGTTTGTATAATGCAGCAGCAATGGCACCTATTGTGGTTGTGCCTAAAATCATAAGGAGTTTGTTATGCCAGGATACCTGCTGCTGTACTGCAATGAACTCTGGGTTGTACTTCTCGCAATGTGCATCTCTTTTATTTACTCTCTCAGTTAGGTTCTTAATCTCTGTCTGCATACCAACTAGAGTTGAGATAGCTTCTCTTACTTCCTTGGCAAAGGAGTGCGCCATCTCACGTATCTCCCTGATATCCTGCGAGATATTACCTACAGTGTTCTCGATGTTGTTAACCTGGGACTTCACCGCGTTCATCTCTTGATCATCAGGTGCCATTGTTGTTCCCTCGTGCTGTAGTTATTGCCTGAGTATATAAGTAATTCTAAAACAAGGTGTCAATTTGTAACCATTGCTCTGCGGTAAAGTCCCCATCAACAAGGGAATAGCCAAGCTCACAGGTAACAGCGAGTAATGACACTCCTGTTAGTTCCTTTATAGCGGTGTGAAGTTCCTCGGATATAACCCACGAGCTATTGTTGAATTTTCGTTCTTCTCTCATATGTCTGCTCCACTAAATGTATTTAATGTTTATACAAACCTTGCCAGGAATGATTGACGCTGTGTTTCCGGTAGTACCAATACATACCTCAGTTGAAGCTGTGACATTACCGTTCACAATGTCGTTAACACTTATGTTCACTGTAGGTGTTAGGTCAACGTAATCCGTAGCATTAGTTGATATATCCCCACTGTAGTAAGAAACTCCATTAACAATAATCTTAATTCTACCATATGCAGGTACTCCTGCGTTATCTGTCTTCAAGCCAAAACAAGAGTTTCCCATAGCAGCAACTACTGTCTCTGAACCCCAAACGTTAATTAATGGGACTCTTATTTGAGTTGTTGTTCCTGTCTTGTACGCAGGGTAACCGTCAACAGATGTAGTAACAGTTGTATTTACGTCTCTAAGTACGAACGCTCTTGTCATTGGTGAATCATCTAGCGTGTCTAATGCTGCTTGTACAGTGGTGTCTGCTGTTGACAAACGCTTACTGAAATTAGTAGTGTCTGGCGCAATCGCTGTCGCAGGGTGTGAGTTAGCATCTGTACGGTTAGATAGCGCAGAGTGTGACGTGGCTGAAACAATACCACTAAGCACTGACCTTGTACCAATCAGACGATTAACAGACTCAATTACAGTGTAGAACGAAGTACCTGCCACTGTTCCACGCTTGCAGACAATCTGATATAGTGGGGCAAGTTCTCTAAATGGTACATGTGCCCCCCATGAGATAGCTGTGGCAAATGAAGCTGCTGACGCAGTTGCGCTTGATGTGTGGAGAACCTGTCCTTGGATAAATACCATCTTGTGTTTATTGTCTATTGTAGGTACTGCACATACCCACACGTTGAACCAACTATTGATTGTGCTGATTTCTGTGTTTGTCCAATTACCACCCGACAACTGATTATAGAACGGGTTGGTTGTGTTGTTGATAAATGGAGTGTTACTGTCTTGCCAATCCCACTCGCCAGTCACATCTGCCCCACTGCGATACCAACAGTTATAGGAAGTATTAGCTGACACAGCGGGGATAGTAGTGTACAGGTCTTCGTCTGCAATAACCCCTGTGCCCACTGTTGGTTGAACATCAACAAGGACATTTGAGTTGACGGTGTAGCTTGAAATAGCAAACCCGCTTGTAACCCGTGTACCCTCGTGAGTGTGCTCGTACAGGTGAGTTGCATTGCTCATACCACTTGAAGCAGGGTGTCTCTCATCCATTAGGATTCCCTTGCCTGTAGTGGCATTATAGTACACTGCTGCTATCGGGGCATCGTCTACTAAATTCCAAGATGCTGTGTTAAATGTAACTGCTCCACTGCTAAGTACCTGCAAGAAGTATGAGTCGGTGACATCAACATGGTTAAAGGTCTGAGTAGGCAGTGGATACTTTACCCCTGCCACATACGCCGATGCACCGTTAGCAGACATGGTAACAACCATATTAGCCGAGTCATACGCAAGGGATACCGCTGTGTTGTTGTCTATGCCGTTGTAGTTTGTCAATGACGATTGAGTGTCAGTTATCTTAGACCCATTAACGCCAATAAGAGTACTCGACAGGTTCTCGTAGGTATTGGCTGACACCTTATCATCGAATTTATGCTGACCAAAATATTCCATTATTGTTTTACCTCCGCTATCACTTCTATTACTGTGCTCACCATCTCACCAACTATATAAGGTGGTGTGTTCTCCACTATAACAGACCATCAACACTCTTAGTGTCTGACAGAGTTATATCACCTATGGAGCGCATATAACTACCCTACCACTGTCACATAGCAATTAACAGTGTTACCACTGAAATCAACCACTACATTGTTTGTATCGTTGTAACTAACCTTCCAAGGAATTACAACTTCATTGTTTGAGATAACTGTTACCTGGGGATACGCTACAGCAAGAGCATGGTTAACAGTGTAGAATGTATTGGCTGTGAGGTTAGGTGATTCATAGGTGCGTGAAACTCTTGCCCCCTCAATCATTACCCCAGTGTTAAACGTAGTTCCACCGTTGTGTGACACGGTAGCTACATCCAGTGCACCACCAATAATAGAGGTGGTTGTAGCTGCATTGGACGAGAATATAATACCCTCATCTGTGAACCTCACATTTGCATTATCAGCCGTGATTTGCAGGTTAGCGGAAATCTGCATCTCTCCCGATAAGTGACTGATAGTAGCTACATCTAAAGCACCACCAATAATAGAAGTTGAAGTAGCAGAGTTGGACGATAGAATAATACCTTCATCGGTGATGCGTACATTGCCATTGTCACCTGTAATCTGAATGTTGGCTGAAATCTGCATCTCACTTGTTAGGTGGCTAATTGTGGCTACATCAAGTGCGCCACCTATAATCGAAGTACTCGTAGCGGAGTTAGAAGAAAGAACAATCCCCTCATCAGTGAAGCGAACATTTGCGTTATCGGCAGTGATTTGCAAGTTAGCTGAAATCTGCATCTCGCTTGATAGGTGGGAGATGGTAGCTACGTCCAAGGACTTGTTAGCAGATATTAGAACATCACTAAACAACTCAATACTATCCTCTGCCCTTAGCGTTATGATTCCTGGGTCTGTAAATAGAATGGCATTGTCATTTGCGCC